ATAGTAAATTTTTCATAAGTCATGTTTATAAAAAAGTAATCAACCAAAGTTTTTAAGAACCATTATTATATTAATATATACCTTCATGATTGGAGAAAGGTTTAATTTTGAAGATGTATTTTTTAGAGATTTGACTGTCTGTGTATTGGACACGATAGAGGGTGAAATTAGGTGGGTTAATAAGTTTAGCTCAGGTGATAGAGTTGTCAATGTTCCATTTTACTATTCAATGACTGGTGATGAAAGATTTCTTTTGGATTCTTTTACTGATGATGTTGTCTCAAATAGTAGATATGTAGATTTAAACACTGACATTATACCAAGGGGTCATTTGACTTTAACTGGTTATGAGATTAGATCTGATGAGTTTGCTAACCCAAATGTTTGGCTTAAAATGGTCATAGAAAATGATGATGAGATTAGAAAAATTTTAGCTAAAGTTAGAGCTATTCCAATAACAGCTAAATATGATTTAGTTATCCATTTGTCCAGTGAAATTGATACTTTTAAGTGTAGTCAGGCAATAATGGACACTTTATGGCTTTATAGATTTATGTATTTTGAGCATAATTTTATGAACATAGATGCTGTTATGCAAATTCCAGATACTAACAATATTGAAATAAATAGGGAAAAAAGTTTAACATCTGATAATACTATCAAATTGACAGTTTCTTTTGATGTGCAAACATATTATCCATCTTATAGGAAACCCAAATTACCAGATGTAGTTCCATATACTGTTTATAGCAATTATTTAAATAATAATTTAAATGTAAAAGTTGAACTAACACAAAACAATTGTCAGGACGTTGTTTTTTCGGAATTACATAATATTACAACTTCTTCTGATGGTTCATTTGTTATACAAATTGGATCTGGATCTAAATTTATTGGTAGTTATTTAAATGTAAATTTAAAGAGTGGTGGATTGAAAGTAAATGTTTATGTAGATCCAAATGGTGAAAATTCTTATGAACAAATAGTTTTTTGTGAGGATTTTGAAATAAAATCTTCAGCTGCTGCTGAAAGAAATTTAGCTTGGTCAAATTCTTACACAACACCTGTTGGTGATGATTTTAGGGATATTATCATATATCCTAAGAAAACAAGATGGTATAATAATCTTGTTAACTTGAAGAGTGGTGGGAAGGCTAAAGATAGGAATCCATTTAGTAGTCAAGATATAAATAATCAAAAAAAGATGGATTCCTAGAATTTATATATACTTTAATGAATATTAGAAAAATGAAAAAATGTGGTTTTTGAAACTAATATATAATAAATAAAACTAAAAAATAATAATTGTTATTATGAAGAATCTCAAATTGGAGTTATTCAACTTTAGAAAAAACCTCTCGGTAGAAGATGTTCAAGTTTCATCTATCTTAGAAGGTCACGTAAATGCTTGCAATAACCTTTCAGAAAAACAGGTTATATTGTCTTTAAATGAACAATTGAAGCAATATACTTTTGATAAATCAGTAAAATCTTTACTTGAGTCATTAAATGATGATATGAAGGAGTATCAACTTCTATATGAACTTAAGCATTTATATAATGTATTAGATAGCAAAAATCAAGGTGAGTTGTACAGACAACCTATTAATGTACTTTTACAAACAATCAATTTAGATTCTGACCAAGACAGAATGTCTAAGATTTTAAATGAATTAGCTGTTTATGACTGGGTTCCTGAAATTAAATTATTTGTACACAACTTAGTAAAATCTCCTGAGAAGAAGACAAATTTATTGTCTGGTGGTAAAGGTGAATCTATCTATACTGTTGTTGAACAAGTAGAGGATGGATATGTTTGTTTAGTTAGGGATTCTTGGTTTATTTTAACTGAAAACAATATTGAAAAAACTTTATTGGAGAATCATGTTTCCGATCCGGAAAAATTAAGATCTTTGAGAAATCTTGAAATTGGTATGAGGTTTGCTAGTCTATCTGATGATAGAATCAACTTCAGAGTTTCTGAGAACTTAACTATTGGTCTTTCAACTAATAAGAAAGGTATTATTTACATCAATGATGATGAGATGAACAAAGAAACTACTTTGGAAAGTCTATTTTCTTCTCCAATAATTCCTATTGTAAATAAGAACTTCTATCCTGTTTTACTTGAGACTTCACATAACTTAAATAAATTTGTTGAAATGGATGTGGTTAAAAGAGTTTCTAACCTGATTAATCCACATTTAGAAGTTTTTGCATTCAACTATAAAAATGCAATCTATTTATACAGATGTGATGAAAGATATGGCCATTCGTTCTTTAAATATGAATCAGCTCTTGAGTTAGTAAATGAAGTAAGAAATGAATTGAATTATGATTTAACCTATTTCTATGAGAGTAATTTGAGTAAAGAATTAATCACTAAGAGAAAATTAGAAGATAAAGAAAGAGAAATCACATTGAAATTGGAGGACGTTGAATTAAACATTGGTAAAATTGAAGGTTCTATTAAAATGATTGGTGAGTCTAACTCTTTATCAATTGCCCTTGGTAATTTGAAAAAGAGAAGAGATGCTTTAGAAGAAGAAATCTTAGCTGTTAGAGAATTACAATATAAAGAAAGAGAAAAAGAAAGAATCTAAAATATAAAAAACCTCCAGAAATGGAGGTTTTTTTTTCTTTATATCAAACCTTTCATGATGTTAATATATAACATGAAAGGTTTTAAATCCATCTGTGGATTAAAAAATAATTTTACGGCCATTTACTTACATAATAAAGACCTTTATATAGAGATTATTGTCTCCAAGGCTCAAGGAAAATTAACAAAAAATTCCAAATTAATGTTGGAAGTTCTCGCTAAGAGAACTATCAAAAAAATGAGATATTATAATAATGATGATAGAATGGATTGCTATCAATCTGGGTTATTAGATATGTTCTCAAATTGGCATAACTTCAATGAGGAGAAGTCTGATAATGCTTTTGCTTACTTCACTGAAATCTTCAAGAGAGGACTCGCAAAAGGATTCAATGAACTCTATAAGAAGAAGGGTGATAGTGACCACCAGATTAGATTAATCTCAATAGAGTCATCTAATGATGGAATGGGGTTACATTCCATTTAATGAGTGTGGGCCCTGTTGGATTCGAACCAACTACCTACGGTTTATGAGACCGTTGCTCTAGACCTATTGAGCTAAGAGCCCTTTATTTTTTATTTACATATTCTATTATGTGATTGATCGGAAGTTTTAATATTTTCAAAAATATGTTTTGGGTGGAACTTGCGTATTAATATATAAAAATAAAACGCAAGTTCAAATGTTTTATACTGTATATAAAATAACAAACCTATTGAATGGTAAAATATATGTTGGTATCCATAAAACAAATAATTTGGAAGATGGTTATATGGGTTCAGGAATTAATATAAAAAAAGCCATTAGAAAATATGGTGTGTCGAACTTCAAGAAGGAATATTTAGCTATATTTGATAAACCAGAAGAAATGTATGAAATGGAAAGTTTTATAGTATCGGAAGAATTTACATCTAACAATGAAACTTATAATATTTCTTTAGGTGGAAATGGTGGTTGGGATTCTGTAAACAGTAAAATATCATTAGAGGAAAAAATTGAAAGGGGTAAGTGGCTGGGCAACACTTATGGTTCAAAAGCAGGTTCTTGGACAAATTATGAGAAGAGAATTCATGTTTGGAATACTGTGCCCTTGGAACGTAGAAAAGATATAGGAAGAAAAATGGGATTAAAATATGGTGGTTTTAATAAATCTGATCAAGAACAAATCAAAGAGAGATTGGAAAAAATAAAACATATAGACTTAACAAAATTTGGGTGGGTAAAAAAAGTTGCTGAAATATTGGAAATCTCTCACACTCAAGTAAGAAGATTTATTAGAAAATATTATAAGGGAGAGTATTATGAGAGAAAAAGTAGTAGACAGGGAGGGACTTGAACCCACAACCTTGACCGTATAAGAGTCCTGCGCTCACCAATTGCGCCACCTGTCCAAATGAGAATACAAATATATTAGAATTTTTTGATATTGTTCTAATATTTTTGAAAAAAACTTTAGGTAATTTTTATCATAAACTTAATATGTCTACAATATTCTATTTACTCTCAATACTTTTCATTTGGGTAGAAATTTTCCAAATGAGGAATAGAATGAGAATGGATTATATTGAAGTTCAGTCATTAAATCCAAAGAGATGGATCTTTTTTTATATATCTAAGATTGTTTATTACTTTTGGATGATTTTGGGTCTTTTTACTGAGAACCTCCATTTATTCTCATTGTTGATTATCTTAGGATTATTAAAGTTCTTAATTGTTAAAACCAAAAAAGATTTTTGGATAAACCTATATGATTTAATATCTTGTGTATTGAGTATAATAATTCTCCTAGGGTTTACGTTTTTAGGTGTTGTTCTGTTATTATAATAAATTCAAATCCCTTTCTTTCACAATATTCAATCATAGCTTTCCACTTACTTAAATTTTTATTATACATTTTAAGTGCATATTCAAAGTTTTTGAGTTGTTTTGACGTTGGTTTATCTTGTAGTTTTGGTTGTACTGTTTCTGAATGTGGTTTAACCTCAGCTACCACTCTTGAAATCGAACCATCTGATCTTCTGAGTTCGTAATAGAAATCTGGGTAATAATTATGTTCCGATGTTTTAAATTCTTGTTTTTCTGATATCCATTCTGTTTTTGAATAAGGCACTCTAAGATGTTCGGCTCCCCAGTTAATTATATTTTCATTCATATCCAAATAAATCATCATCTTTTGTTCTAACCCAGATCTATAATAAAGACCACCCTGTGAGTTTAATTTAACAACTTTATCTTTATTAGTTGGTGTATAAAGTCCTTGTTTATATTTTGTTGGTTGTCTTGGAGCACTATTAATCATATAGATTTTTTAATTTTGAATATATATTCTAAATACTAAATCTTATGGGAGAATTATTAGAAAGGGTTAAGTTAAGTAATTTGGTTAATGGTGATGGTATTGCGGATGCTTATAAAAATAATTCTTTATATTTTTATAATAAATATCAAAGATCAGACCAAGAAGTTGAGGCAGTTC